ATAGATCTTTAAAGTTTTCATTTACTCTTTCATTCCAATTTTGAGCGCCAAAATCAATATTTTGTCGTGTCATTTTATGAGCTCCTTTCAATTTTAAAAGTCGCCCATAAAATATGAGCGACTATGAAATATACATTAAATTGATAGGGTACCAAGGATTGGCACCCTCATTTTGTACTGTACTTGCATTACAAGCGATTCTAGTTCCATCTTTTGATAATTCCCACTTAGCATTACCAGAAGCACCAGCTGTATTTATCATACCCATTGGATACGCGCCGGTGTTTGGAAAACCGCTTGGTAAGGTAATTAATGTTTCTTGGAAGGATGTAATATTAGTTGTGATAGCGCCGCTAATTAATACTATTTTAAACTTATGAAAATCTAGCACTCGGCGCCTGACTGATGTATCATATGTGGCGCCAACTGCTGTAGCATAGTCTTGTGCACCATTTACTAACGTTGCACACGGGACCCAACCACTATCAGTGACCCCCCCCCCGCAAAAATCTGTGTTAGAGCCTCATTAATTTTTTTGTCCCAGCCATTTGAGCCGAATGCGATTGGTGTGAAATCTGCCATTATAAAAACCTCCTAAATTATTTAAAAGTAACATTGTCGGCGCGGATCCCAATCGTAGAAACACCACTAGTTAAATAAAGCCAGTGTCGATCCGCGCTAAAACTTGTTGTGATCGATGCTTTGACGAAATCAGCCAAGTAATGCTGGATTTGGGCCGCGTTAAACAAAAACTGCACCGAGTTATTACTGTTCGTAAACTGTGGCTGTACCGGTACAGCGTTAGTTTGTCGGACCCCAAAGTAACCAGGATCAGGTTGCGGAATACCTGCACCATATTGGTAAACATAAGCTCTAAACTGTGGGAAGTCATCATTGCTTAAGCCGGATAGATTCAATGCATAAACGCCACCAATAACGGATAAATCGATTCGCTGATTGATCTCGGCAATATCGCCTTTGGTGGCCACCGCACCTGGCTCGACTGTTAGCGTGACTTGATCCGCGTTGCCGACTTCGGTGTAAATTTTGATCATCAACCCAGTTTTCGAAATCCCATTATCTGCTGGCACATAGCCATTAACTTTGGCACCAGCGACTGAATACAGAATCTCGCCTAAGTCAGGATCCTTGGCGTAAAGTCCAATCGTATTGACATCATAGCCAGCCGTGAGCCCAGTGTTGGCAATCGAACCCTCAACGGTAACGGTTGAGCTATTATTAACGCGTGCTTGGACCGTAGTTGACTGCTTAATTTCGGCAATTGATGTTAATGATCGCAGCTGTAAGTCAGTATAAATTTTCGTGCTCGTGACCAGCCTAGTAAAAACAGTTGTCCGATTGCCGGCTAATAATTTAGCCATTAAATTACGGCCTTGTTGCGTAATTACGGATTGCTTAAATTCCAATTTTTATCATCCCCTTAATGGATCTCAATAATTTCAGTTTCAACCTGATTTTGCTTAATCACTGGTACATCGTTGATGGTGTTAGTCTCCCGATAATCATGGACAATTGTCTGCATCACCGTCGGAATCGCGCCGGCGCTGATATTAGCATCAACCGCAACTGCCGCGATTTCGCGGTAGTCTTGTGTAATCACAACAACTTCTGTCGGAACGATTCCGCTAGCGAGATAAGTATGGCCGCTAGTATTGCCATCCACGTGATTATTAGCAACTCGATCGAGATTAGCCGGCAAAACTTGTTGCAAAAAATTATCTAGCTCAGCAGTTTCGCCGGCGCGCTCAAGATAAGTATCAATTTTCAACTGATATAAATCATTGATCAATTCAGCCGATGATTCGGGATCCAGACTCTTTAAAACTTCGCGCAAATAATTAAACGTGTATGGTCGATTGAGCGCCAAAAATGTCAATAAGTGGAACCGTCGCATTTCAATCGACGCCCCAGCTGCTGGCTGAATACCGTACATCGTTTCGAAAATTGACAAGCCCTTGCTATCAGCGGTAACGATAAACTCGTTTTGCACAGCCTGGTCAACGATAAACTGAAAGTCATCGATCACCGGCTGCTCTGCCGCCATCAGCTGTTGCATTTCAAAAACCCGGTCATAGTAATCTGGTAGCAAATCTTTAAGCCGATAGAGTTGACTCATTGACTGTCACCTCCCCCAAAAACGGTAATTCCGATTTGGTTCGATCCATGACTAATTTAATATCCGCTTCGGTGCCATTTAACTTTAGATTAGTGATATTGACCACACCAGTGACTTTTAAAACAGTCGCAAAAATCTGAGAGCGGTAAATATTTAAGTTGTAGCCGCGCGCACCAGTTGGTAAATTATCCCAAGACTTACGCAATCCCGCAAAATAATCATTAATGGCTGTGACCACTGCTGCTTTTGCCACATCAAAATTAGTATTTAGTTCCACGGCTAAATCCATCGCAACATTGACAGTGCGTTTAACTGGTGCGACCACAGAAACAACATGTCCAATTGGTGCTAAGCCGTAACCATTGCCGGGGCTATCACTGGGATCAATCGCTTGCTGCACATCCCTAATCAAACTCGCACTTGGTAGATCAAAATCGTTATTTAAAATAACTAGTTTGACGGTGCCACCACCGTTCCAAATCGGATAAACTTGCACCGCACCAACTGTTTGTAACTCGGCAACCATTTGCTGATAATCGGTAATGTTGCCGCCATAAGCCACTGGGTTCCCTTGTTTTAAAATGCGCTTGCGAAAATCATCATCCGTTTCTGCATCCCGTGCTGGAACAGTTACCTCAGTGATCATCGCAGTGGCTAAATTATCATTAGGCGTGATCGGTAGGATCTGGCCTAGATAGTGGTTAGCAGCACTGCCAATCGCATCACAAGTTAGCTCGCCCATACCAAACGCATTTGCCGTACTGACGGTATAAAAATAGGGTTCCGCTCCAATACTGCTAAAACGGTCCCCAACATCAACTGCTACCGGCTTGCCTTGCGCATCGACAAAAGTAGCCACCGCAATTGTCCGTGTTGCCTCATAACGCGCTAAGCCTTTTTCTTGCCCGCGGTAATCCAAAAATTCATTAGCGGCTGTTTGCGTAAAGGTGCTTAACAGTAAGTTACGTAAATTCATTGAGATCTCGGCGAAACTATAAGCGGCTGGCGCCAAAGCGTCGTAAATGATCGAGCCTTCTCGTTTATCGACCGCCTCTGGCACATTGTCCAAAGCTTTGGCAATAAAATAGTCAAAATTATATTTTTCTAATTCCGCCGCATATTCTTGTGGTGTCACGCTACAGTCGCCTCCGTTTCGATCATAAAGTCGCCAAAAATTGTTGTTACAGTGGCGTTTACAAGCAACGTGTCGCTACTAAGTTCACTAATCGCATTGATTGCCACATCAGTCACCCGATCATCTCCAGTTAGGGCTTCAGTGACCATCCGCTGTACTTCGTTTTTGACGTATGGCATTTCTTTACCAAGCAACTCAATCAGGTCGTTACCATATTGATCACTGTAAATCGGCCAAACAAAACGCTCGGTCTGTAGGATTTTGTGAATAGCTTGCCGCATCGCATCTTGACCATCCGTCATCCCACGGATATGGCCATCAACTATCCGATAAGTTAGCGTTGGCAGTGTGATAACCTGAACTTCATTTGCATCAGTGTCATTAAATAAATCAGTCAAATTAATCACCTGCTCCCAATTTTTCAAAAATGTAAAATGACTGGCCGCCATCTAATCTGATCATGGCCACCCGATCACCAACATTTAGTGACTCGTCAACAATGACTGTTTCGGTGCGCATTAAATCACCAGTGCTATATTTCTTACCATTAAAATCAATCGAATTAATTTTATTATCTGGATAAGTGAGCTTAACGGTGTGTCTGGTCACGTGCAGCCCCAAATGCAGCATACTTTCTAGTAAAACCATATTATTACTAGCTTGAATCGCTAGTGGCGATAAACTGGTGACAATACCATAGACTAAGTCAGCATATTCATTCGGCTGGCCACCTTTACTTTGCATTTGTTCAATCAACCACTCACCCGCCATTAAAAACTCACCTCCAAATCTGTCGTCCAATTGTTCAAATCAAAATTGTGTGTGCACTTTTTAATCGTGACTGCCGGCGCCTTGATTCCGATATCACCTAAGCTGGCGATTTTCATAACAAAAGTCACGCCAACCTTAAAATCAAGACTACCGATAGCCGTAATTTTCATACTCGACGCTTGAATGTTTTTTTCGCGTAATAACGCCCGGGCCCGTTCACTCATTTGCGCCGCGTTCATTTTATCGTCGGAAACTTTCTCAACGATTTGTAATTTACCCCAACGACCAACAGTGGATCCGGAAGCAGTCTGTGACGTGATCACGGTGTTATTGGGATCATCACTGGCGGTCGCAGTTGATTTGCCGGCGTCTTTTTTCGAGTTCTTGACGACCTTAACAACGTTGGCGGCGTCATCAATGCTACGGTCATACTCCCAGCTGGTGGCTATACTACCGTCACCAACTACTAGCACCGAGCCAGAGCGTGGTAACGGCATGGCACATAACTCGACCGTACCGTAATTGTCACGGATAAACATATCTTGACCAAAACTGGTTTTAGTCGCTTCGATATCGTCCTGTAACATGCTGAAATAAGTAACGCCATCGCTAACTTTAGCTGGCAACTTATAATTACCGTCATATAAAACGCGGTGTGGAATTCCCGCGGTGGCACAGGCTGTATTAAAGCGCTGTGCCACCGTCGAAACTGGCCACACGATTGAATCTTCGTTCTTGAGGTATCGAGTTGAGTCATACGCGGTACAACTAAATACTTCATCACTGGTGTAGTTGACCTTAAAAATATAGCCAAAAAATATCTTTTGGCCATCCCAGCTAAATCGGACTTCATCCCCATTATTAGGCACAAAGCCCTCATTGACTTCGTATAGATCAAAGGTTAGAGATCCGGCAGAAAAGTTACTGTCGGTGGTCCATTTTACGTTGCTCACTAATTTACTAACATCCCAGTAATCTGTGGAGCCGCGCGTGTGGATTTGAAATTGGGTCAACGTCATTGCGCTCTCACACTCCCAGCGGTCACCCAGCCACGCCAGCCTCCGTTAAGCAGCGTCACATGATAAGGGCAGGCTCGACCAGGCGCCGTGAAATTAATTCGACGGGTCGCATTACGCTCGGTTTGACCAGGTCCAGCGCCCCAACTGTTAACGTGTAGCTGGCCATTTACGATAACAACTGAGCCAACACCAATTTTCTTTGGCGGTGCTGGGCGTGGTGCTGGCTTAACTGGTACCACCGGCTTGGTCGGCTTGATCACCGTTTTTAAAGCCTTGATCTCACGATATTCAGTCAACGTCAACGTGTACTGATACTCGATACTACTACCAGACTCAAAACCATACTTAAATGAGAGCAAGGTCGCTGACATATTCATTTGCGTACCAGATAAGACCACCCGTAGTGGTTTTTTAGTGTTCTTGGCAGCGTTCAACCAATTAATATAGTCCTGGGCGCTACCTAGTAACTTAGTGGCCGTGCACCAGGGTGCTTCTTGCGGTTTAAGTGGCAATGTTGACTTAACTTCGAGATCACGTAGCTTGGCCAAGCCTAACCGTTCGACTTCACCCAGTCCCAATACAGTTGTTTTTTCACCGTCCAACTCTGCAGTTAATACAAAGTCAGACGGAGCTACCGGCAGTTCGATTGTTTGATTCGCGCTGTTGGTTAAATAAACGCCCATATGCTCCATCTGATATCACCTCTTAATGTTTCAAGCCCGCGTTATCGCGTTCTTTCAAGTAATCTTCTAGTTTTTGTGCAATCGCTTCGCCATCGTCGGCGGTTGCCGCCGTAACCTGAATCGCGCCGGCCGCAACAATCGTCTGGTGGCTACTGCTATTATTTGTGGTGTGGTTAGTTGTACCGCCACCAGTTAGTCCAGCAACTGTAGTAGTTGGCGTATCACCACTATTTAAGTCAGCGCTGGTTGGTCCATCTCCTAGTGAGTTGCCGCCAGGAAAATCTGGTGTACCGCCGCCAACTTGATCAACCGCTACTGTGCGCTTGGTCGGCAAACTAGTTAATGCGTTGGCGATTTTATCAACCATACCAGCTGCTCGCGCAAAACCATCCGCTAATAAATCACCAGGATTTACGCCTAATATATCCGGTAGCTTAAATGTCGACACCGGATCACCTGTAATAATATTGGAGATGTCAATCGGCGCTATCGTAGCATTATTGCCGGCATCGACCACGTCAGTCATTAAGTTACTCATTCTATTAACTGCACCTGATTCGCGATCACCAATACCGTTGGTGTATCCTTCGATTGTCCAACGGCCAAACTTGTTAAATAGCCGTGACGGGGACCCAATATGCAAAATACTTTTGGCCGCAGAGACAACGCTCTTAGCCACATTAGTAACCGCAGAAACGGCACTCTTGACCATTCCTTTGATCCCCTTCACTAAACCTTGGATTAAATCTTTACCAACAGATACCAAATCGCCGGCAAAGCCTTTAGCGGCCGATACAGCACTTGAAATACCACTAGTGACCGCGGAGACTACCCGTGACATGGCGCTAATGATTGCCGATGCCAGCATCGTTCCAGCAGTCACAAAAGCCATGGCTAAGGTCATTACTGCTGCACCTAAAGCGCCTAGTGCGGCAGCAGTAACAGCTACCGCCGCAGCAACCATTAACATCCCTGCGGCAACGACCATTAAACCAGCACCAAGCACAGCGGCGCCAGCACCGGCCACAATCGCCGCAACCCCAAATAACAGCAGTCCTGCAGCTAAAACAGTAACTGCTGCACCAGCAATCAACGCCATCGGTCCAAAGACCATTAGCGCCATACCGAGCATCAGAAAACCTGCGGCTGCCGTCATCACAACCATAGCTACAATCGGTAAATACATGGCCAGTATCATTATTCCGGCTGCAGCAATCATGATCCCCGCACCAAGTAAAATCATCCCTACCGCTAATAGCATTACGCCAACGGCTGCAACGATCACTGCCGCGCCAACCAATAATAGACCAACTGCTAAAATCGCCGCACCGACGCCGGCAATCATGGCTGCAGGACCAAGAATCAGTAACGCTACGCCCATAGCCAAGAAACCAACCGCGGCCATTAAGCCGTATTGAGCAACAACTGGTAACGATAGCGAAATAATCAGTAACCCGGCACCGGCGATAATAAGCCCGACACCTAGTAAGATGGTCGCAGCGGCTAACAGTGTAATCCCAACTGCAGCTAACAACGCACCGACGCCAACTACCAGTAGTCCAGCACCAAGTACAACAGCGCCGACCCCAGCAACTAGCGCACCAACACCGAATAATAATAAGGCCCCTGCTAGCGCCAGAAACCCGACTGCGGCTTGAAGACCATATTGAGCAACAATCGGTAAGGTCACAGCAATTAATGCAAGCCCAGCCGCCGCCAGTAACACGGCAACACCAATCAAGGCCAAACCAACGCCGAATAAAATCAATCCTGCGGCACCAGCAGCTAAAGCCGGACCTAAGAGTATAGTCACGGCCATAAAGGCACCAATCACCACCACTAAAGCAGCAAGCGCACCTACTGCAGGCCATCCACCTGCAGCAAGAGCTAATGCTGCTTGCACTAGAACATACATTCCGGCAGCAGCCAACAAAATAGCTCCGCCGATCATCAATGCTGCACCGCCAACCTGTAATAAGGATGGTGCTGCAGTAGATGCAGCAGCGCCCATTGATCCTTCGGCTGCTGCAGCGGCGGGAGCTGTGGCAGTAACACCGGTATTACCGGCTATCATTTTAGCTAACCCACTGATAAATTTACCAACAGCTCCACCAATACTCAACGCAACTTTAAACGCTGCCTGGGCCTTAGCAGCGCCTTTTGCAACTGTGCGCCAGGTCTTAAATGCAACCAACGCAATCGCTAGTGCCTCACCAAGCTTTTTAACTGTGCCAGGTTTAAGCGAGCCTAAGAAAGCTGCCATCCCAGCTGCAAGTCCAAATAACATTTTGCCAGAAAAGCCGGCAAAAATACCATTAATAGCACTAAAGCCTTTAAGTCCTGCTACGAGGGCAATGGCACCTTTAGCAACGTTTTGAATGGTGCTTGGATCAATCTGACGGATCCAACCAGCAAATTCCATGATCTTCTGGGATGCATTAGCAATCACTTTACCGACCGTTTCGCCGGCACTTTTGACGGAATCAAACCCTTTTGCACCATCCTTAATGCCTAGCATTGACTTAACGACATAAGCAATCGACATCCCAATGCCTTGCATGGCTGCTCCAAGCATGGCAATAGCTGGGGTATTGCTAAACCCTTGCCAGAATGCAGAAACAGTCTGGCCAACTTTTGAGAAAACGCTGATTGCTTTGTCGGCCATACCGCTAAAATCAATGTTATTCACGCTATCCGATAAACCACTCACGGCCTTGATGCCGATCTGACTAACTTTATCAAAGGCGGGCTGCAGCTTGTTAGTCAATCCTTCGCGCAGTCCGTCTATCGCTTGGCCAACCGTTTTGTATTGGGTGGCCATCTTTGTGAAATTAGCATTGGTACCAGTTTTAGCTACCGCATCGAAAAAGTCCGTGGTGGCCACTTTGCCATCTTGGATTGACTTGACCATATCCTTGGTGCTCATCCCCATGGTCTTGGCCACCGCCGCCATACCTGCAGGTGACTGCTCCAGCATGAGCTTAAAGTCAGCCCACTGTACCATTGGTTTAGCCGCCATTTGTGTGGCTTGTTGACTCAGCGTCTTCATGGCCTGCTGTGGCTCAGAGGACGCCGCTGCTAAACCACCGAAGCCTTTAACTAACTTGGTCGTATTACCAATGCCGACTGCTGCCAGTTGTGAGTAGGTCGACGACATATCAGACGCGGAATAAATCGTTTCTTGTGCAAAGCTCTGCAAATCCTTTTTGATAGTATTGATTTGGCCTGAGCTTTTACCTAGGTTGGACATGTTCCCCTCAAACGTTTGCCAGGTCGCACTGGCTTCGCTGAGATCACCGATCATGCTGCTAACACCATTTTTAATTGCACTCAATCCAGCGGTAATCCCGCTGCCGATCAAGTTAGCCCCGAGCATCGACTTAAAAGTACTACCAGTCTGGTTGACCTTCGCATCAACTGCACTTAAACCGGCGTTGATCTTATCACCAAATTTAGGCATTCCACCACCAGACAATGCGCTCTTAAATCGGTCAAATGTTCTAGTAGATTGTGACAACCCACTGTCCAATTTGTTTAATGTCGATGAAAAGCGATCATTCAGCTGAATGGAACTTTGAATTGTTGCCATGGTTACCCTCCTTTCCAGGTCGTGAAAAAAGGCAGAAACTAATGCTTGCGCTTAGCTTCTGCCTTTGCCTTCTTCTCTTGTTTTGCTTCTTCCTCGACCCGTAGATCAATACCTGCGATAACCATGGCCTTTTCACGCCGCGAGAGTCCAAGCCACTTATCCGGCGGCCACCCAAAATTGTTCATAGCGTAAAAATAATAAGCGAACTCCGGACCCTCATCAGCCTTAATTAGTTTTTTACATCTTCAACAATTTCATCGACCGATTCAGTATCAAAACCACTTAATTTTTGGATTTGTTCGCTCAATTCAGCGTATTCACCGGCATGTAACATTGCCTTAATCGTTTCAACTGGCTTCCCTGGTGTCCCCCAGCTACTCTGCAGTTCAGCGTTGTTGGGATCCGGCGAAACTAGGGCGGTAGTGATCAAGCCATCAGCATAGGCTTGCGAGTTAGTCTGTTCAATGATCTGTCCCCGTTTGTTAGGAATATGCTTAGTTGCCCGTTTCCGGAGTATCGTATTTTCTTGTTCAGTCACGGTACGAATGACAAAAGGGCCATCAAAACGATCAAACTTAACTTCTTTTGTTTCCTCAACGTCGCGAACATTCTTTCTTAGAAATGATTCAATGGAAACAACTTTCTTTTCTTCTGCTTGTGTCATGATTAAAATTCCTCCAATTAGTTGTTATTAATACCAGTAAATGCGGTAACGAGATCCATATCTTCAAACGTGAAATCAGATTCCCAGTCTAAAACACCGTCATCGGAATTTAGATCAAGAATCGGAATATCATCCATATTAACGCCTTCGAGTAAGACAGTCTCAGAACCGACGCTAGAAGTGGTGTCATTGATCGTCGCATTAATGCTGAAATAGAGATCCTTCTTGCCTTTAAGGAAGTCCATCCCGTATTTCAACCAATTAGAATTAATCAAGTGACCGGATAAAGTGCCAGTTCCCTTCATACTGGTGGTTTTACTACCAGTCGTCCGCTTACCGATGCTGTTCACGTCTTCCTTATTTTTCTCCCATTTGGCCGAGCATTCATTCAATTCGATCAATGGAATATTTTGCCCATTGATTGTGGCAAAAACAGTCGCCTCTTTCGATGAGATCGTATCCTGAGCATTTAAAAATGTTTGTGTTTGTTGACTAGCCATTGATTAAGCTCCTCTCTAGACGGTGACCGTCATATACAATTTTTCCATCGCATCAACTGGTTGCACAGCTAGATCAACGATGACCTGGTCAAAGTCATTACCTGCTTGCACACTAATATCCTCAGCGTCGAACGCCTGAATCGCACCGGCGTTAGTCAAGCTATTTAAATACTCGATGCGGTTAGCCTTGAATAGATCGCGACCAGTGCCGTCATTGTTAACTTTGCCGATGAACATGGTCTCAAAAGTGTCCTTGGTATTTTGAGCAATATCATCCAGCACCCGCAACACTCGGTTTTTAGACAAGGAGTTGCTTTTATTCGCTGAATAAGTATGCAACGAATTAATATCCTGCTCAATTACCACTGTGCCGTTATTCCGCAGTGTAAAAAGTAATTTACCCTGGTCAAGGGCAGCAATCGTATCTTCATTATTCAGTCGTCCATTGACGTCTACAGCGTTCGGATATTCCGCATAAGTTAACGATTCGTTAACTGCCGCCGCTGCCTCAGCGCCGGCCACATATCCGGCTGCTTGAGTAGCTGTTAAGACGGTACCATCGTCTAAAGTGACGCCATTAGCAACAATGATCACACCTTCATAATCTGCCTTAGCCGCACCGTCAGGGATAACTGCGACCACTTTTTGCCCTTCGGCGTCACGGAGCCGCTCTACGGTAGAGACCAGTAATTGGTGGATATTAGCGTCCACCGCCATCCCCGCTGCAGTCACAACGTTAAAGGCTTGTGTCTCCATGTCAGTGATCATCACATCAGTGTCCGCTACCGGTTCATCCGACACACCACCAGCTAGTGGCTTAGTCAGCCCTGCAGTTAAAGCCGCCAGTAATTCGGTACCTTCTGCGCCAGCTGTGGTCACAGCAACATCGGTGTAAGCTGTCCCAGTCAGTTGTTCAGCCGACTTGATTATCTGCTTATCGACCAACTCAGAACCAAAGTAAGTGGTGACAATATATTGTGCTTCATTAGCTGGGTCCTTAGTCACACCAACTTGAATAGCATTACCCACGGTTCCAGGATATTTAGCAGTAAACTTCCACGGTAATTCGGCAGACTCGTATGTTGCCTTATTCCCCGTGTTTGTGTTGTAAAATAGCACAGTTGCCGCTGCCTTTAACGTTTCGCGCAATGCGATCAATGTGCTAGTTGCACTAGGATTAGCTGTAACTGTAGCACCATCGGCAGCCACAACACTTGGCGTGTCCGCGTAAAGATCAACGCCTAAGGCTTGCTTAAAGTTGCTGCCGGCGTTTAGCTTGATAACACCGTTAGCACCCCAGCCTAAAGAACTACCACCAATAAAAAAGACCACCCCACGGGTAGTATCGGTACTGCCAACGCTCTTTTGTGGGGCGTTGACATTAATATAGGCACCAGGGCGCCGCTTATTATAAGTTGTAAATGTTCCACCAGCCATTAAAATAGACCTCCTTTAAATGCATCGATCGCCGCTTTAGCTTCGGCTACCGAATAAGTCTTATCATCATCCAAGGCAGCGTCCAGGATATCCCGGCGCTTACCTGTTAGATCCGTAGCTGAGAGTAGCTCGGCCTTGGTAAATCTCGCTTCTTCACTCATGAGTCAAACCTCCATTGTAATCGAGTGTATTTTGCTTGGTAATATCCACCACCGGCTTGGCATGGATCATAATATCGAAAGTCATCTGCAACGTATTTTCCGTATAATCAGGCGTAATGCCGACCCCTTTAAAGTGAGCGAAACGTGGGATGGTTTCAATCGCTGCCCACTGCTCAGTCATCTGATCCATTTTAGTGTGTGGATCCACGTCACCAGGGAAATAGATTACTTGAAAACTATAACGACGATCCTGGTAGCCGAAGTAGGCTGGTTTGATTGTCAACCCGGTTCGGTGGATATAAAAAGACGGCTCAACAAAGCCGTCTGCCTGATCTTCATTATAAATTGCCATTTCTGGCCAATAAGCCGCAAATGTTTCGGCCACGCGACGGGTTAGATCATCCACAAAATCACCTCTTAATCAAATAACTGAGCAACCTGCTTGTTAAGTTCATCTTCGAGCTTTGCTACTACTCTGGCCTTTGATTCCGCCACAGCATCCCGCATCATAAACTGACCATTAACCCATTTTGCAGTGAGCTTCTTACCGATTGCTGGTACATAACGCCCAGGTTTTTGCCGGTGGCCACTTTCGACAAATGAGGCATACTCCATCGTGTTGGTGACGGTCAAAACAAATGTACTACCATTATAATTGGCCCTTGAAGGCCGCCATGCCCGTCTCAAATCACCATGATCAACCGGCGTACGCTTTTTTATTTCGCCCACCAAGTATTCGCCGGCGTCGGTCAAAGATTGCTCAACCCCGCGCTTAAACTCACCGCTGTTTGTTTTTTTATGCACCTGATCAGCAAAAGCTTTAAATTCGCTGTTGTCTAATTTGCCCCAGCCCATAATATCACCTATGCTTTCTCATCCAAGACCATTGCGACTTCCTGGTGGCTCTGATAGCCACTATAGCCGCGACTGGCCCGCTTGTACTTAGTGACTTGACCACTATGATCAGTGGCAATAATGCTGCAACCAGCGGGGATGCGGACACCTTTGCTAATGATCAGCTTAGCGTCATAGCCATCGGTCAGATATTCCTTTTGCTGCCCGGCTGATAGATTACCTTTGCTGACCTTAGCCGGGTGGTCGGTAACGATTGCTACTGGTGCACCGGCTTTCGTAAAGGGTCCATCTTTAACCGGTTCTGTCGTAGTAATTGTAACCGTCACATTATTCAACAACGGCATTGCCTTGGCCATCTTCTTGTATGCTTTATCCAAGTTCACATGATCACCCGCCTAAACGTACTTAACGTTGCATAAACATTAGTCGTAAGGGTGGTGCCAGCGCTGAGCACTTTGTATGCATCCAACGGATTCATAAAAGTCGTAGAGACGTCGCCTTCGTGCAAGCTTATCACCGATCCTACATCATCCCCGACAACAACACTGAGCAAACCGCGCTCAGCTATAACATTAAGTGCCAAATTAATTAGTATATTGTCTAATTCTGTCGGTAACTCAACCACGAGGATGTGCGTGTAATTGGCCACATCATCAACAACTTTGTTTAGCGTAAAGTCTAGGATCTGATCATAAGCTAATTGATCTTGTTCGTCAGGCTTAGGACTTAATTGCTTAAGTGTCGTCAATAGACCAGATTTACGTGGATGATTCATAAAATCACCTACCCTGCAGCATTAGCGACATCTACAGATTTACCGATCGTATGTTGCAAGCCGACGATTCCAATGTTTTTCAGATCATAGACGGCCTTCCAGTTGGCAGCCTTGGCTAAATCAACATTGGTTGGGGTGATATTACCAGCCTCCCGATTTGCATCGGTCCATTTAACACCATAGGGATGCAGTACAAAGGCACGCCGAGTGTAAATTTCATCAGTACCTTTATTAGCAGCGCGGTAAGTTTCAAACGTTGTTAAATTAGCTGGCGATCCAGTATTACGGCCAAAGGAGCCGGCAGCTAATAGATAAGTCGTATATGTGCCATCTGCAGTCGGTACTAGACCATCATCGACAACTACGCGATAACCTAAATAAGTTGGAATTGTGATTTTAGATTCACTTAATGGGATGAACTCAATTAAATTCTGTTTTTGTAATTCAGTATAAACAGCTGAATGCATCACTAATAATGATAGACCATCGGCGTGATCTCCCATTAATTGCTTTGTGTCAAGTACGGCCATAGCGTCAATACCAGCACCTGTTACATTTAAGTGTGCTTTAGCCAAAGGACCACCAGTAGCAAACAGACCGTTTAAGGTAGATACCAAAATCAATTGCTCACGGCGGATCCAGTAGTCAGAAATTTTGCTCAAGACGGACCGCACGGGATCAGCACCAGATAACACTGCCGCCATTTCGTTAACAGCCCAACCACGGCCACGGTAAAGTACCGTGGATAAGTCATTACCGGCATCCATTTTACCAGTGCTCAATGCCTTATCACCGTCACCAAGCACCTCGTCATCCCCATTCAAATCGTTCCAGAATGGCATAGTTACAGTTGTACCGCCAGCTGTGATCATTTTGGCAACTCGATCATCAGCAACAGCCACCCCTGATTGGATAAAAGCAGACTTTTCAATAGTTCGATTTTCAACATAAGTGTCAAAAATTTCTGGTGTGATTGTATCTAAAATACGTGTAAATTCAGTAGCCATTTAATTACTCTCCTTTTCGTTCTTTCAAAGCTTCAGTTAAATTGACCTCATCATTTGAAAGTAATGTTGTAATGTCAGTACCTAAATCTTTACCACCGCCAGCCGGATTGTAGTGTGCGTCCGGCTTGCCGGTAAATAAGTAAGGTTTATCTTTCCGTAGTGCTTCCACCTGCGCATCAAGTCCGGTTAACGAGCCATCATCAGCAAACTTTAACTCATCATCGTTAAGAAAACGCCGTAAGTCATCAGCATCCCGGGCATTGGTTTTAGCTAGGGATGCAGTAACTGCGGCGTTGAGCTTAGTCATATTTAACTGTTTGGTAAGTTGAGTAGTGTCGTCATCATACTTTTGCTGAAGTGTCGTTAACTTGGATGACAATTCATCACTTGATTTAGCCGATTTTTTCAACTCAGCCAAGTCCTGATCACGTTGACCCAGTTGCGATTTATAGCCATCACGTTCAGTAGTTAGGGAACTGTTAGATTCTTTTAATTTTTCAAGCTCCGTTTCGGTCTGACCATGCAGTTTCATAACACCATTGACTTGTTCCTCGCTTAGACCAAGCTTCTGCAATTCTTCTCGTTTCATGATGTAGTCCTTTCCGCCCTAACGCAATTTTTTACGTGGTGCGACCACGGTAAGGCATTAAAAAATAAGTCTTTTAACGCCATGCTCAGGGCGAATTTTGGTATAAAAATAGCACTCACTTAGTTGTGGGTGCTTAATTAATATTCATAATCTTCTGGCTCAGGTTTGCCATCAAACAATTCGTGCATTATATCGTCAACGCTCTTCCCATCATTAGCTGGAGCGGGAAAAGTAGAAGGATCAGCCCAGATTCCATCATCCTGAACCGGCTTCACTACTGCCGTACTAGATTTTTTTAACTTTGAATCCATATATCTCGCCCAACCTTTCTAACGTGATTAATTGCTTTTCGGCTTCGCTGCCTATTTTAACATGACTGTATACATTTTCATAGTATCTAGCAAAAGAATTCGGCAGCTGTTTAGTCGGCCTTGTGTACGTGTACATTGTACCATTGTGACCAGCAATAACGCCATATAAAACTGTACCGTTGTGCTTTTTTTGTAGCGACATAATATCATTTGGCGATGGTGGCACACTAGCCGGATGATTATGA